TTGATACGTGGAAATATTCTAAATCGTCGAAGATTGCAGAAATTTCAGAAGAAACAACAATCCAGTTAGCTCCACCTCTTAATGTAGATTTGTGGATTTGAGCAGAAATTTGGTTAATCGCTGTGATAAGCGTTTGGTTCCAGTCTTTTTGAGTGTAAGGAACTGCATTAGAACCTAATCTCTTCCAACCGTTGTAATCCCAACGTAAGTTCCATGCTGCACCTTTACGTAAATCTCTTAAGATTTCACGGTCGATTTCAGCCGCAACTTGCTCAGATAATAAAGCTGTTAATTCAGCCTCAGCATCGATGTTGTGGAAAGCCGCAACGTCTTGTGCCATTTCTGGAGACCATTGTGCTCTTAATTTTCTTTCTGTTACAGAAACAGTTACTGACATTAAGTCAAAAGAAACCTCACCAATTTTATCTTCAAATTCTAAGTTTTTGTAGATTCTATAAGTCGCTGAGAACGCGTTGTCAGCAGCAGCTGTAGATTCGAAAGTAGAACCTGTGTATCCGTCCATTGAACCTGAACCTACTTCAGCAGGAACTTGTAAGTCAATCTCTAAATAGATATATCCTTGAGCGTCACAAATGTTGTCATATTGACCACCATCAGTTTTACTGTTAGGGAATACTAATGTTGAGTTGTTGTTACCATACTGTACAATACCTTTACCATATCTTTGAGTTACAACTCTGAATAAGTAAGCGTTGTTTGTGTTTCCTGAAGTGTAAGCGTTACCCGCAACACCTTTAACTGTTAAATCAGATAAGAAAGCTTCGTTATCCATTGGTTGACCATCAGGACCGATTAATTTACCAGCTCCATCAGATGCGAAACCTGACATGATAACTAATACTTTTCTGTAGTTACCAACAGTGTAAGCTGAAGGTACTAATTGGTCAGCTAACCATGCTACAGTACCAACCTCAGCAGTGATAGCTGAATATTGTCCTTTAGAATAGTCAAATAAACCTGGTGGGTCTAAAGCTGGTTCGTTACCTTCGTAGAATCTATCGTAAAGGTCTTTAGTGTTGTTATAGTCATAACCACTGTTTGGTGTTTGACCTGCAGCTTGATTCGGAGAACCATAAGGTGCGTAGTGCTCAGAAGTACCTGGTTGGTAAGCCTGAATGTTAGGTACGAAGTAGAATAATTTACCGATTGGTAAGTTCATAGCTTGTACAGAAACGATGTCGTTCGCTAATAATTTAGAGAATACACGTCTAACGATAGGGAAAACCACTGTTTCAAATGCTCCTGTATCAGAAGTAGATGATGCTTCGTTAATTAAATACGATGCTTGGTTTTCATAAAGTTGTGCAACGTTTTCTCTCATGTGACCTTTAAGACCCTCTAAGAATCCTAATTTGTCCCATTTGTTGATTGTGTCTTCTTTAATAACTTTAAGGTGTTTTAACCCGATGTTACCAACAAGACCTGATTCTAATAATGCTCCCATTTTAAAATGTATTTTGTTTTTTTATTAATTTATTTATTACCCTAATTTACTCATCAAATCTTTCATTCTCATGAATTGAGGATTCTCATAAGTTTTTGATTCAATTAGTGTAGTTGAAGAACCTGTCGAAACTTGTTTGTTTAATTTTGTTTCAACTGATTCATTCATTGGTTTTGTTTCACCTTTAGATAATTCACCTTTAATTGACTGATAAAGATTTTTAGATTCTTTTAAAGTTTCAACATCGTCAAATCTTCTTAAGATATTAATTTTCTCTTTTTTAGTAGTCGAATGTTCAGTGAACAATCTTGTAGCGTATGCTAAGTTTGAGTTGAAGATTGCAACTTCGTTAAGTTTTACTCTGAAAACATTTAACGCTTTTCTGTATTCTTCATTCTTCTCTCTCAACATATTAACTTCTTCTTTAGTAGATTCAACTTTTACTCCGTTGTTACCATAAACATAATTTCTGTTGTTAGTAATACCTTTTCTTAGTCCTCTACCTTCTTTAGAACCAAATCCATAAGTTCTAGCAGCTTCTGTAGTTTCTTCCTTTTCGAAAGCTTTTCTTTTTAAAGTGTCACCTTTTTTAGTAGTGTAATCTTCTTTACCTTTCATGGTTCTAGATTTATCACCCTTGTTCATTCCGTGAGCACCTTCTTTTGTTTCTGCCTTAACAACTTTGGAACTTCCTTCCATATTTTCGCCTTTCTTGTATTCGAATTTTGCTTTACCAGTACCTACTGATTTAGGACCTTGTTTTTTGTCCTCTTTAAATCCACCTGCAGCTTTATCTTTGTAAGTGAATTTAGGTCCTGAGCCAATTCCAACACCTTTAGGTTTAATTGTTGATTTCGCTTCTCTAACAGCTCTTCTTTGGTTGTAAGATTCGTCCAAATCTTCTTCCTCTTCTTCCATCATGTCTTCGTCGTCTTCTTCCATCATGTCATCAAGGTCTTCTTCTTGTTCCATCATGTCGTCGTCTTCTTGTTCCATCATGTCGTCGTCTTCTTGTTCCATCATGTCGTCTTCGTCTTCTTCATCGAATTCGATTTCATACATAACTTCTTCATCTTGGTCTACTTCAATATCTGAAGCGTCACCGTCTTTACTAAAAATAGCGTTAATCACATCTTCTGTGTCAACATCCATTTCATCGATTTCATCTACATACATAGTTTCATCTAAATTTGTGTCTTCTTCAGACTCACCAAGCTTAACCAAATACTCTTCGTCAGTTTCGCTATCAGTTAAGTGAATATCGTTACCATCTTTTTTAACGATGATACCGTCTTCTTCACCCATAGCTTTGAAAACTTTCAGAATTTCTTCGTCAGAAGCGTCAGTTAAATCTATTGGACTTTCTTCAGAATCCATGTCCATGTCAAAATCCATGTCCATTTCATCTTCATTATCAATGTCAAGGTCAACGTCCATCTCTTCCGAGTCGTCGTCTTCCATATCCATATCTAAATCAACCTCATCTTCGTCTTGTTCTGATAGAGATTCTTTTACTAACTGATTGATTTCTTCCTTCATAGTTGAAGCAAGTATTCCTTTTGCATTTTCGGCAATAGCCTCTTCAACATTTTTCATTTGAATGAGTGCCTCCTGTACTAGTGATTTATTTTCTTGCATGAAAAAATTGGTTATTTTAACTAATAAATAGTGTCAAAATGAAAAAAATTCATTTTGGTTATACTGTTACGTAAAGTTTATTTTGATTAGTGATTGATTGTATTATCGGATTTGATAAAGTATTCAACCAAGTTGTGAAAGATTCAAAGTTATTTGCCCACACAACATATTGAGTAATTACTTCATTAATTTTAATTACTGTGGTATAACAATTAGTAGTATTCAAGTCGTGTAATACAATAATTGATGTTGGTATTAGTTGAATTGATTGAATGTCTTTACCCGCTCCTTCGCAGTATGCAAGGCATGTCGACCATGAAGGTGCATTAATTATTCTTTGTTCTTGAGTAAGCCCCGTACCTAAAATTGCCTGAAAGTTCATATTATTTTTATTTATAAATATCTCCCAAACAAAAAAAGTGGTCATATAGACCACTTTTATTAAATTGATTCTTAAATCAATTATTCGATAACTTCATCAATTTTACTTTCAGAAACAGCCGTGATTCTCCAATCATGTGTGAACCCCTCATATTTCTTAGTTACTTTCGCCTCAACATCTGTAACTGAGTAACCTTTAACTAATTTTTCTTCTCTAATTTTTTTGATTTTTCCTGTGTTTTCATCAGGTAAGTCGTACTGAATTTTCGCGACAAAATACTTTTCTTCCATATGTGTGTTTTTTATTTTCCTAAAAAATCGTTTAATTTTTTCATTAAGTCAACTGACTTTTCCACATATCCATTACTTTGTTTATGTTTTATTTCTTCTTCTAAGTTTTCTTCGTAGTTATCTCTCTCTTTAACATCACCAAACAAATAAGCTCCTGGCGTAGATGGTGATGATACTAAGTCAAAACAAATCAATTCAAAGTCGTCTTGAACTTCGTTTCTCTCTCCAACCTTCTTTAGTGAACCAACCCCACGAGAAGAAATACCTAAAGTAACTCCTTGTCTCATTAAGTTTGCCGCTTGGTCTCCTTTAGTAGAAACGATTCCTCTTTCGTGAAATCCTGGCGAAGTTAACAATTTTAACTTACCCATCAAAATATTTCTATCCCACCATATATCGGTGATAATGTGAGATACTCTGTCTAAGTCAATAAGAGACGATTCTGGGTGGTTTAACTCAGAAGTGGATAAACCCTTAGCAATTGATTTTTTATAGTTGTCAGCCTCCCTTTTAAGGATTCTTTCAGGATAGGTTCTACCGTTTCTGTTTGGGGTATCGTACTTTTGAAGGACAGCATAAAATTCAAACGGATTTCTATAGTCCATTTCCTTAGCTTCTTTCAAAGTGATTTCGTTTTGTCTGTCTTTCGGGGAAACCCAACCAGCATCCATTTCAATCAAGATACCGTGACCTACTTCACTTGCCTCTAATATTCTTAAATTTTTCATCTAATCTTTTAAGATAAATATACCGTTCTTAATTGTTTATTGATTTACTGTCTTTTTTGAAGTTGAAAATTCAAAGTATTTGTTTTGTTGGATGTTATTTCTGAATATGGAATTGACTATCATTTTGACAGAATCTTTTATCTCGAGGGATTTAAAATCCATTTCAGAGTTAGTGTATAAATTAATTTCTAAGTTAAAGAATGATTTCTTTCCATGAGATATTCCACTCGTTCGGAGGTCCAAATCTACGATACTTTTTTCTTGAAATAATTTTTGGTTAATTGATTCGAATACTGAATGTTTTATCTCTCGTCCTAAATTTGAGACGACTCTATTCCAATTGTCATATTCTTTTTTTGGGGTCACCCATGATTGGATGTTGATGTATACTGATTTTAGGTTTTTTGAATCGACGGTTCCGTAAACGGATTTAATTGGATTGTATAAATTTAACTTTACACTTTTTCCTTTTTTCATTAATGTTCATGATTATGTATGTTTATTTTCTATAAAAGGATAATGTATTTATAGTTAATAGTCAAAAAAATTTAAATTGTATGATAATCGTAAACATTAAGAGCGGTGATAATATTGAGAGAGCTCTAAAAACATTAAAGTCTAAAGTAATTAAGACAAAACAAAATCAGTTACTTAAAGAGAGAACACAGTATACAAAAAAATCTGTGGTCAAACGAGCACAGATTTTAAAAGCTAAGTATATTCAGAATAAAAAGGACTTATTAGATTGATTCCTCAAGATTTTTTAGTCTTAAAAAATTCATTTGGTCAAACTTTTCATCTTTTAATTTGTTAATTGTTTCTGAAATTCTTGATTTAATTTCACTTTCGTCTTCAGTTTCCATTCTTGCTTGTAACTTAGTTATAGCACTTTCACGAATAACTTCAAATTTTCCTTCAAGAGTTTTTGTATCCTCAGAAACAATCTGTATGAATTCTTTTTTAGAATTCTCATCTAAAGTATCAAGGTAATTTTTCAACGTTTGATTGGCAATGTTTACCATAGACTTAATTGGGATATTAATAGACTCTTTCACTGTTTCAACTTTTGATGTTAAGATTGAAACGATGTTTTTCTTCGCCTGTATTCTTTCCATTAAATCTGTTTTTTGGCTATAAAGTAACGTATCGATATCTAAATAGTTGTTTTTAACTGACTCAGAAACACTTTTTGGTAATTTAATACTTGGCAAAACTTTTTGTAATAACGATAACCCCTCTTCCAAAAACTCCTTTGCGTCATGCTCGTTTAACCCTTGAGGCGAACTCAATTGGTCATACAAAGCATACGCTCTTGACATAGATTTATTACTCAACACGTTGTGTTTGAATTCTCTCAGTGTCTTCTTAAAATCCTTTTCATCTTTGTAGGATTCTAGCAGATTTTTCTCCATCAGGGATTTGATATTACCAAAGGTCATTTTGCTCGTTTTCAAATAAATATTATGAATTTAATAACTTATCCAATTCTTTTGAAATTTCTCCTAAAGATTCTTGTCCCTGACCTAAGTCTATCATTCGAGAACCTTCAATTAAGTTGTTTTCAAGTAATATATTCATGTCTTTTTTTGTTGATTCAGGTGTAACCTCTGCGGCTGGTGGTGCCTCCGCTGGCGGTGCAACCTCTGCCCCCGCATCAGGTAATGGTTCCTCACCTCCTCCACCAAAAGATGGTGGAGGGGCTAACTCTTCTCCCCCGTCAGGAGTTGTTGCCGCTCCCGCTGCAGGTGTTGCACCCGTGGCACTTCCGTATAATTTATCTATGTTATCAAATAATCCTGTTTTAGTAATAACTGTAGGTGTTGCTTTAAGTTCTTCACCAACAGCTCTTTCAACTCTTTGTTGTTGTAAATCCAAACGAACTTCTTCGTCAGACCATCCAAAGATATGTTTCTTAGCCCATGTAGATGATGTTGCTTGAATACCGTTACCTGGGTCAGAGACTAAGTCTTTGTATAATAATACTTTTTCTTTCCAAACGTCAATCTTTAATAAGTCAGCTTGAGTTGATGGGTTTGTAAGACCGATAGTAAAGTTTGAAAGTTCATCCTCAAATCCTAATAGGAACAAGTGAACAATCGCAATCTTATTTAACTCAGCCAACATACTCTTTTGGATTCTATTGATTGTACGAGCAAATCTAATGTCTTGTAATGCTAAGTTCTTACCATCACCAACAACTTCCTCAAATCCTAAGAACGCCTTAGGTACTCGAAGTGCCGTTAATAATTTCTTTTGTATATATTCGATATCCGCAATCTCTGATAAGTTTGTGGCTCCAGGTAATGTTGTAATTGGGTCTGGTGCCGCAGGGTCTCTTACAGGAATAAAGTAATCTTGGTCAACCGCCATTTGGTTAAACCTCATATCCACGTTACCTGTTTTGTTATCTACAATTTGTTCTCTTTTAAATTTGTTGGCAACACGTTGTACGTAAGCTTCAACGTCATCATCATTCATATTACCTACGAACACTTTGAACATTCTTCTTTCAGGTGCTCTTGAAGTACGATATATTAACATCGCATCTTCCGATAATAATAATTGTTTCCAAATTCTTCTAGCCTTTTCTAACATAGAAGTACCGTAAGGAAGTTTTCTATCGTCACCTAATAATCTAAAGTGAGCGATTTCCCACGATTGGAATTCCATATTTTTATTCTTCCAAGTGAAGTGTAACGCTTTCTTATCTTTGTCTAACTCTTTTGTAATGTCTGTAGAAATTTTTGCACTAACTCCTACCTCATGTCTTTCAATCTCAATCGTTGGTAACTGTTGTACCCCCACAACCCCTCTCTCGGGGTCTAATTTCAAGTAAACAAAGTTGTCACCATACTTACAAGTGTTTCTTGTCCACATTGGTAAGTTAGTGTTAATGTCTAAGTTGTTGTTGAATAAATCTGCCAACACACCTTTTATTCTTTTTGATTCAGAATAAATTTGAAGAATAAAACCATCTTCATTAGTTGTTGTAGATTCTTCTGCGTAGATGTCTAATGCTGCGGAAATCTCAGGAGTATACTCCATTGATTCGTAATCGTATTGGGCAGACAATCTTGTTGGCTCATAATAAATGGCTTGAGAATAAAGGTTGTTTTCAACCTTAGCCCACTGATTGGTTAAATAAAATGTTTGCTGTGCTTGTAATTTTTCTTTCTCGTATTCCTCTCTACTTTTTGTACGCAACAATTCCTTCTTATCAAACTTAAAAGTCGGATAATCTTGTTGAAGTAGTGAATTCGGACCAAATGTTTGGGACAGTCTTTGCCAAACCGTCATATTCTGTTCTGCCATAATGTAAATTTACTTGTTACCTTGATAATATAAATAGTTATTACGCACCAAATAACCATCCATATTTTTGGTAATCAGCTCTAGTGGCATCTTGGTTCATTGGGTTTTGTCTTCCCATTTGAGGAACCATCGGATTGAAGTAGTCTGATGTGTTTTTATTCTCATTTACAACACTTGACCAAGAATTTAACATTGCTTTAGTGTGGTTTACAACCTTCTCTAAAGATTGGAATGATTTCTCAGCAACGTATATTGCCATAGAAATACTCATAATACAGTCATCATGATGATTCTTTTGGTGGTCAGGTCTACCGTTAATGTAAACAAAGGTGTTCATCTCATTATAAAGTCTACTTGAATAAATCCTAAACTTGTGTCTCATGGACTCTTCGAATGACGCAATAATCTGAACCCTTTTACTGTTAAAATTAATACCAGGTATCTTCTCATTCATCTTAGGGTCAAACTTCCATTTGTTGGTAGTGTCTACGTTATCAACGTACATACCCGCTTGATACCCCATCTCTTGCATTTTTCTAGCGGTTGCAACCCCCATACCTCCCGTTAAATCGACTACACAGTATGCGTTGTACATTGTACCCCATTTGTAGGCAATCTCTGCCAAGATGTCAGGAGGTACCTTACCGACGTATTCTAAAACTTGTTCTCTGGCATCAAAGTCAATAATTTGAACACACGAGAAATCCTCGGAGTCTCCTCTTGATACGTCGACACCCATAACGTACTTATGTCCGTTAACAGGTTCTTTAAAAATCCAAAGTCCTCCACCCATCATTTTAGCTTGAGGTTCTTTAACATGGTTTTGGGCAATATCTGTCATCATCTCAGAATCAAATACGTTATCTCCTGAACCTAAGAAGTTACATTCTAATTCCTGAGCAACTTTACGTCTATCGTATTTTAACTTCTTAACCATTCCCTCAAACCAAGCAGAACACGGTTTATATCCTTGTTCGATATAGTCAGTTACAATAGAATGGTCTCTATCGTATGGATTATCCATAGATAAATTAATAACAACCTCATCAAGATTATACTCTTCTCTGTTTAAAAGGAAGTGAACTAAATCATTGGTTTTAACCATATACAAGTCTTTTGTATAACGAGGGTCACGGTACCAAAACATTTCGGTTACCTTGAAATCGTTCATACCTCTTAAAGACTGGTCATAGATTTCATAATAAATTGGGTCGTATCCGTTTGGAGTGGATACCACAATTACTTTACCCCCTGTAGATAGGGACGCCATACAGGCTGCCCAAAAATCTCCGTCAGCCTCGATATACGCGGCCTCGTCAAATATCAGGATGGTTGGAGTATAACCCCTCAAGGCATCTCGTGATGTTGCAACGGCTTTAACTTCACATCCGTTAGTTAATTTAAAATGTCTTTGGGCGTTTTTTTCTTGAGAGAATCCAGCACCAACCCATGAAGGCCATTGTTCGGTAAATCCTCTAACCTTATTCGCCATCTCCACCGCAGTATCTAATTTGTTTGCAATAATCAGAACTTTTTCTGGTTTTTCTTTTCTGGCAAAGGCTAGTCGTTTTGATATCCAAGCAGCGGTAACTGTTGAAACCCCTGCCTGTCTATACTTCAAGGCAACGTTTTCATTGTAGTTATCGTAATCTTCTATAAGGGAAACTTGGTCGGGAAATAAATCTAACGGAACGTATTTGGATACGGTGTTATCGTAGGTCTGTAAATAAGTACGAAGTGCGTAAGGAGTATTCCTCATACACTTCGTTACTTCTATAATTAATTGTTCTTTATTCACAATTTGTGGTTATTTGGGTCTTGAGATACCCAAATCACCTAATAAGTCATCAAGATTGTCGGGTCTTTTTATCCCCAAACTATCTAAGTAACTATCCATATCATCAAGATAATCCTCGTCATCGTCCTCTTCTTCAGGGGCGTAATCAACATCAGAATCTTCATCATCGTCATAAGAACTGAAACCACCACCAGGATTTAAATTACTATCGTCAGAATCACCATCTTCTCTAAAGTTATCGAAATCAGATTTCATTTTTTGAGCTTCTTTCATAATTTCTACAAACCTTTTAGTTGCCATTTTGATTTTTGATTCGTCTTCAGATATTGCATATCCGATTACTTTTAAAAATTCTTCAGCAGGGATTTGGTATAGTAATATGTGGAACCAAGGAATTAATCCTTGGTTTGATTCTTCATACATTCCATCAGGTAGTGCAAATCTAATTCTTTCAACAATTTCAGGACCTATTCTAAGTTGCATTGGTTCATTTGATAATATATCAACTTGACCTTGAACTTTTTTACGTAATCCCATATCTGTTGGTAATCCGTATCTTCCTTTACCTTCTTCAATACCTTTAATAATTTCATGACATAAGATTGGGAAAATCATACCTTGAGCAACTATTTTAGTGTCAGGTTTATCTTCATCTTCTCCACCTTCTTCACCATCTTCGTCATCGTTGTCTTGTAATTTTACTTTACCTGCAACACCTTGTCCCGTTTGACTCATCATTTCAATCATTTGTTCCATAGTAAAATAAAGGAAGTCATTAATTGACATGATACCTAAATAATCTCCGTAAAGAGATGGGTTGATTGCGTCAAGTCTAGCTTTAATATCTGGTTTTTGAAAAATATAATGACCTTTCTTTGCCGCTCCTTGGACAATTGCGTTGATAATATTTCTCTTATGTTTTTCTAATTCAAGAACTTCTTCGTCCGTTAAATCTTCAATATCGAATGATGGAATTTCAGGAGTTTCATTTTCATCCTCTTCCTCTTCTTCCTCATCTTCAGGCTTCATTCTGAAATCACCAGTGTTAATAGGTTCTCTATTTAACATAGCCTCAATAACAAACCAATCAGCAGGAACTTCAGTTTCTTCTAAAGACGCCTCTATAGCTAATTGTTCTAATTCTTCTCTGTGTTGAGCCTCTATTCTCATAATAGACGGTAACTTTCTCATCATCTCTTGGTATACCATACCTTGAGTTTGTTGAGAACTTAAGTTTTCAATTCCTGTTACTTGACTTAATTTTTCCGCAACTTTTTGAAATCTATTACTTATCAATCTTTGAACGTCTTCAGTCCCTTTTTTCATGGCAGGATTTTGAGCGTATAAATTTTCAGGACTTGCCAATTTTCTTTCTAAATTTGGGTCCATTCTTTCGGGTCTATTCCCGTAATCTAATTGTTCTTTAATCTTTCTTGCCATTTTTAATTTTGTAGGAGTTTAAATATTACGTCTATAACTTTATCTTTTGTCTCTTCCGCAGATGGTCTGTTTGCTTTAGGAGCAGGGTTCTCACCAGGGTTTGGATTTTTTCCAGGGTGTGCAGGTCTCTGTGGTTTTGTACCAGGTTTTGTAGTTGGTTTTGTTTTTGGTTTTGACGGTGCAACTGATGGACTATTTTCGTTTGTTTCTTTTTTAGCTTTAGGAGCAGGGTTCTCACCAGGGTTTGGATTTTTTCCAGGGTGTGCAGGTCTCTGTGGTTTTGTACCAGGTTTTGTAGTTGGTTTTGTTTTTGGTTTTGACGGTGCTACCGATGGACTGTTTCCTTCAGTAAGGTATTTTACTAATTCACCTTTGGTAATCCTTGGAGGTAAGTTCTTTTCAACAATTTTCATAATCTGATTTTCAATAAACAAAGATACGGGATTTTTTCCTTCCGCCAATTGTTTTTTTACTTCTCTTACACATCTTTCCCATTTTCTAGATTTTTTAGGTCCTACTTGAGAATGACAAATTGCCCATGGGTTTGGCTCGTCTTTCTTTTTCTTAGACTCCCCCATTTCTTTTCTATTGTTATCACTATCATCATCCATTCCATCAGGAGCCATATCATCGGCCATATGTGGAGTTTCTTGACCTGTAGCACTTTGCATAGCATCAGCACCAAGTGCATCATTATTTTCTAAATCGTCTTGTTCGGCAGTTACCATAACTTCTTTGGTGTTTGGGTCTTGTGTTATATTCATATCACCAACTTTACCACCTGCAGGGCCTACTTTATATGTTTTTTTTGTTGGTACCTCAGTTACCTGTTCTCCAACTAATCTCGTATGTAGAATATCGATTTGAGATTCATCTAACTTTGAAACAGTTTTAGATGACATTCCTTTTTCGATAAGTTCTAACGCTTTTTTGTTAATTTTCATATATTACTTTCTTTTCAAATTCTAAAATCAAATCTTTTTCGTAGAGTTTGTCTTTTATTTCTTGTTCAGTCATTCCAAATCTGAAAACCATACGTTTCTGTCCATTTTCTTCATCGGTTTCCCAGGCTAACGCAACAACATCGTCAATTGCGTCTATCATAGAAAAAAAATCGGAGTTCTGAATCAATTCTAATTTTATATCAGTATTTCTCAGAACTCCTACTTTTTTAATATATTTTAATTCAGGTGGAGTTGGGTAACCATTAGATGGTTTACTCTCCCAAAACTCTCCCCACACATCCAGACTGTCAGAGAATATGAATTCGTAAAGATTGTCTCCCTTATAATTGGGTCCTAAACCGTTTACGTATATCAATTTACTCATATTACAATATTTGCCCTTGAGGTGTTATTTTTACTTGTTTACCTTTATTTTCAAACACTAAATTTTGTTTGTTTGTTTTTCCAATAATCTTAGAGGAAAAATTTTCATTTAAAAATTTTTGTGAAGATAATTCTTGTTCGATAGTTTCAGATAATTTCACTACCTCTCCCATTTGTTTTCTAACGTCAGCAACTCTACCTAATTTTTTCTTAGCAACTTTTTCTCTACCTTCAACAATTTCTTTTTTAGATATTTCAAAATATTTCGAGATAACTTTATCTACTTTAGATTCACCAAAGATACTGTCGATAATAGCTCCGTTTCCGTAGTCCATATCTTCTTCTTCCATATCTTCGTTTTCGTAATAACCACCTTCTTCCATTTCACCTTCCATTGGAATGTCCATGTCAGCTTGGATATCTTCAACTTCACTATCATCAGTTAAGTCTTCTCCGTCCATGTCGTCACCACCTAAGTCTTCTTCTTGACCTTCAAGTTTGTCCATGATATCATCTCTATCTTCTTCACTTAATGAATTTAAGTCTAAAGATGAGATAACCATATTAATAACATATTTGATATCTTCAGAAGTCATTCCTTCTTCGTTATCTAACGTTCTAATTTTTTGAGTTAATTTACCTGTTAATTTTTGGATTGTTTTAAAGGTTACTTGTTCGTCATCGCCTCCGTCCATTTCCATGTCCACGTCAGCGTCCATTTCCATATCACCTTCAGGTCCCATTTCTTCAGCACCCATTTCTAAACCCATTTCTTCACCTCCTACAGGAGACGCTGGTAATTCAGGAGCTGGTACTGGTGGTGGAGCCATTGGTGGAGCCATTGGTGGAGCCGCGGCTTCCATCGGTGCTGGTTTAGGAGTTTTTAACGTAAATTTTTTTTGTTCTCCAAACATTGAAGTACCTTCTTCATTTTCGTTAACTCTATTCAATTCACCCGCAACTAAGTTTAATCTTTTTAAAGCTTGAGAATATGAAGAATAGTATTTTCTATTTTTCATCGGCTCAATGTAATCAGTTTCAGATTCTGAGATAGTTTTCTTAATGATATAACCTTGTCTTTCTTTTACGATTTCATAGTTGTTACCATCAGATAAAGTTCTATTAAACTCAGTTTTTGATGTTTCATTTATAGTAGTCGGAATTGTCTCATTAAAACGAGCAATTTCCATAATTCTTCTTAATTTATCTTGGCCTTGAAGTTTTTCACTACCAATTGGTTTTAAATCTCCCATATTATGATTTATTTTTTTTTTAATTATTTAATCCTTGAAAACCTCCTAATGAGATTGCGTTTAGTTGTACAATAGACTCATCACCATCTTCACTTGTCATTACCGAATATGGAACAGTTGCCCCCTCAGGTGCTGTTCCTCCACTAAAATTACCCAACATACCAATAGTATATTCATACTGTTGATTCACTTCAATTACAAACCCTAAAGTAACACTTGGGGTTGGTGTTGATGTTGGTGTTGATGCTGGCGTTCCTGTTGGAGTTGATGTCGGATTAGGTGTTGGAGTTTTAGTTGCCGTTACACTTGGTGTCGGAGTTCTTGTTGCGGTGTTAGTAGGTGTTTGGGTAGTCGTCGATGTATTCGTTGGTGTAGGTGTATTAGTTCCTGTTGCCGTATTAGTAGGTGTTTGAGTATTTGTTGGAGTATTTGTTGGAGTCTTAGTTTGAGTTGGGGTTGGTGTTACTGATGCTGTACCTGTTTGTGTTTGTGTTGGGGTATTTGTTGGTGTTGTTGTTGGTGTTGTTGTAACAGAGGCGGTTGGAGTTGGTGTAACGTCTCCAAGACATTCAACACATGTATTCCATGGACCGTTAAATATTGTTGCGGTTGCGGCTAATGGGGTTTCAAATCCAGGACCAATCGTGTAACAACTATTATTTCCGTTAATTATAAGGTCATATATTCTATCTATGATTAAACCATCTTCTGACTTAATATATAAATACGTAGGAGAACTACAGGATGATGCTATGTAATAATTGAATGCCATTTAAGTTTTTCTTTATAAATATACGATTAATCACATTTATTAAGGAATAGTTATCAGTCTTCTAATTTTCTCTCGACCGATAGTCCTTTATCAATGATATTATCTGCAGTGTCAAATAATTTTTGGATGTGCCCTGACCTACGTAAAAATTTAAAAACTAAGTTTTCATACGATAATTCACCATCCTTTTCAAGACCTGATTTTCTGTAATCTTTTAATTTTTCTTTTATAGTATCAAGAGTTTTTGACTCATCCGATTCAAGACCCTTGTCAATCTTTTCAGTCCAACAATCAATTTTATTTTTCAAAACTTCTTTGTCTATTTCCGCTTTAAATTTTTTAGGTTTAGTAACCCATTCATTATTCATCACGGAATAAACCCCAGACGCATAGTGAGACTCTTCAGCATCTTGAGCATATAACTCGACATCGTACCCATAGATTTTAATGTCGTGTTTATCGTTAAAAACTTGTTTTTTTAAATTAAATAATTCCTTGTATAAATCTGAATCTTCTTCGTATTGTTTTAGGTCCACAATAATGTGTAAATCAAAGTCTGAAAATTCGGACCAATTAAAGTTGGCTAAAGAGCCCGTAAGAACAACGTCCTCAACAAATACATCATCTCCTAAGTACTCAACAAATTTATCTGCGATGCGTTCAAGAGCTCTCCTAACCTTAGGAACCATGGTTGACTTGTTAGGGTCTTCAGGGTTTTCCCAAATTTTAGGGTTTAAGGTTTTCTTGATTGAAAAACTATTAAGTATCTGTTGGAACTTATTCATCCTTTATAAATACTACAGTTTCTTGTACTTATACTTTTTTGAGATATCTGTGGTAAAATACTTTCCTTGAGAAGGAGATGCTCTAAATGCAGTGTAAGATTGATGAGGTACGTCTGAGTACTCATATCTATGTCCGTTATTAAACTCAACGACTAATGATTTGGTTTCAGTGTCGTATTCTGTTTTTTTAATGTTTGACGATTTGATTTCATTAATAATCTTCGTCCCCTTGATTTCCTCTTTCGTAATTGCCATGGCTTAATGGTGTTAGTTGGTCTATTTTAGATAATATTGGTTTCATATATCTTGTATAATCCTTCCAATCAATATTAAAACCATAATCCTTTACTTGCTGAAATAAAGCTTTTTGAGCCTCTTGAAACTTTTGGTGTAGTGACATCATTAATTGGGTATACGTCGGCGGACTTTCCAAATCTTCTTCGCTGAAGCCCAACTCTTGGAAATGTTGTCTTAATTGTAGATATATTTCTATAAGCTCCTTAAGTCCAAGACTTTCGTTTAAAAATTTTTCATATGGTTTCATACTAATAAATACACTAGTTTTCTTTAATTAGGAAACCTAACGATAATGTAATTCTCGGTTTACTACCAATAACTTCAGTGCTCCCATGTGAATATTTCCCCGCGATACATTTCCAAATTAAATTTTCTTCAAGTATATTAACATCACCGTTGTATATTGAATGTCCTCCACCTTCTGGATAACTAAGAATTAAATTCCATCTTGTGTGGATATAATCTCCGTCATTTTTATCACTATGAATATGAATACTGGAACCTTCACTGTTAACACCTATAAAATCATAATACATAGGTTCTTCTTTCCAGTCCGTAATCCCATCGAGTTCAATTATTTTATTTTTAATGTTTGAAACTAATTCATAGATTGGGTCTTCACTTAAAACTATTTTGTATCTTCTACCAACACTAATTGGGTTTACTACAAAAGATTCGTAGTTGGTATCCACCCAATTTAATAAAATTTGTTTAGTCCCCTCATCAATAAAATTTTTGTACGCGTAAGTTCCATTTAAATCTACTTTCTCAATCATACTATAAATACGAAACCCCCACCGAAGTGAGGGTTTAATTTTACTTTTTCAAGTCTTTGATTTGGTCCCTAAGTTGAATTGATTTTTCAAACTCTTGGTTTTCAATCGACTTTTTTAAATCCGATTCAAGTTTCTCAATCGTCTTTTGATTTTTTTCAAAGTTTTTGATTTGGTCTCTAAGTTTAACCGCAGATTCAAAATCTTCATTTTCAATTGCTTTGTCAAGTTGAGACTTTAAAGATTGTAATCCTCCTGTTTCTTTAGGTGAGTCTCCTCCTCTATAATAAGTTGTAACTTTTATCGTACCATCATCAGATACTCTACTTTGTGATTTCCACTCTCCTTGAGGTGAATCGAAATGAGAGAACATTTCATCGAATGCTCTAAAAATGTCATTGTAGTTTCTTCTGTTTCCAAACATAATTTTGTTTTTTTAATTCAATTTTATTTATTACCTTTGTGGTATTCAAATAATATACCAACTGAATCTTTATGTCAAGATGTCAGGTAAAATAATTATAACCTGACAATTTGTCAAAACATTTGGAGAAGTCCAATATTTGATATTACTTTGTAAAATAAATATAGAAACATATGAACGACTTAATGGACGACGACGACAAAATGATGAGTAAGAAACAAAAGCAATCCGACAGCGGTACTCCCGTTTTAGATAACTTTAGTCGAGACTTGAATAAACTTGCAGAAGAAGGGAAGTTAGACCCCGTTATCGGACGTGACAGAGAGATTCTACGAATTGCACAGATTTTATCACGTAGAAAAAAGAACAACCCTATCATTCTTGGAGAACCTGGTTGTGGTAAGACCGCAATTGTCGAAGGATTAGCAATGAAAATTGTTAATGGAGATTGTCCAAGAAACTTGGTCGATAAAAGATTGGTGAATCTTGATTTGACTTCAGTTGTTGCTGGTACAAAATACCGTGGACAGTTCGAAGAAAGAATGAAGGTTATCATCGAAGAACTTCAGGCTAACCCTGAAATCATCGTGTTTATTGATGAGGTTCATACATTGGTTGGTTCAGGTAACTCTTCAGGTTCAATGGATGGTTCAAACATCTTTAAACCAGCTTTGTCTCGTGGTGATATCCAAATCATTGGAGCAACAACTCTTGATGAGTTCCGTAAGAACATCGAGAAGGATGGAGCATTGGAACGTAGATTCCAAAAAGTAATGGTGGACGCGTCTACTGTTGATGAGACAATCCAAATCCTTAAAAACGTACGTGATAAGTACGAGACTTACCACAAGGTGAATTATACCGACGAGGTAATCGAGGCTTGTGTTAAGTTAGCTGACCGTTACATCACAGACCGTGAGTTCCCTGATAAAGCGTTTGATATCTTGGATGAGGTTGGGGCTCGTATGCAAACAGAACTTAAAGTTCCTGAGTCTGTGGAGAATTTAAAGAAAGCCGCCGCTGACATCAGACAACAAAAGATTGACGTGGTTAAAAAACAAAACTACGAACAAGCTGCTCAGTTGAGAGACAAGGAGAAAAAAGTGTTGGATAAATTAGAAACTGAAAAACGTAAGTTTGAAGAATCTATGTCTAAAAACAAACAAACTATCACATTGGAAAATGTTTATGAGGTTGTATCTAACATGGTTAAGATTCCTGTTAACAAAATGAGTGTTGACGATACTAAAGCGTTGTTGAACTTAGATAAAGAATTGATGGGTAAAGTAATCGGACAAGATGCTGCGGTTGTTAAGATTGCAAAATCTATCAAGAGAAACCGTTTGGGGATTAAAGACCCGAACCGTCCGATTGGTTCATTCGTGTTCTTAGGTTCAACGGGTGTAGGTAAAACTCACTTAGCAAAACAATTGGCTAAAGAGATGTTCGGTTCTGAAGACTCACTTATCCGTGTGGATATGTCTGAGTACCAAGAGAAACACACTGTATCTAAATTGGTTGGAGCTCCTCCAGGTTATGTTGGATACGAAGAGGGTGGTTTATTAACTGAGAAAGTTAAGAACAAACCATACGCAGTTATCTTGTTTGACGAGGTGGAGAAAGCTCATAAAGATGTGTTTACCATCTTACTTCAAATCTTGGATGACGGTCACGTTACAGATAGTTTAGGTAGAAAGATTAACTTCAAGAATACCTTGATTATTTTAACCTCAAACTTAGGTGTGAAGAAGTTACAAGACTTTGGTACAGGTATCGGGTTTTCTAATAGTCCTTATGCCAACGAAGAAGCTAAAAAAGAAGTGTTAATGAAAGAGATGAAGAATTTCTTCTCTCCTGAATTTATCAACCGTATCGATGATACTATTGTATTCAATTCATTAACCCCTGAGGACATCAAGAAAATCACTGTGATTGAATTAGAGAAATTAGGTAAACGTCTTAAGGACATGAAGTACACTATAAACTTCGATGATACTTTAGTTGATTATCTGGCTAAAATTGGATTCGACGAGATGTACGGAGCGAGACCACTTAAGAGAGCAATCCAAGACAAAGTTGAGGATTTGTTATCTGAAGAAGTTCTAACAGGTAAGATGGTTGAAGGTAAAACCTACACCATCAAGGTTGAGAACGAAGAGGTTAAAGTTCAGAAAAAAGGACGATAATTAAAAAGGGAGATTTATTCTCCCTTTTTTTGTATTTATAACTATGAAAGATTTGATTAGGAGGGTAATAAACGAGACCGTTAAAGATGGTAAGGTTATCTGTGATAACTGTGGATGGTCTTGGGATATTGCTGACGGTGGGGATGACACATACTCCTGTCATAAATGCGGTCATGATAATACTCCAAAATCTAAATCAAATCTTAACAGGTTAATGGACCAATTTGAAACTCAATTTCCAAATGAGTTTAAATCCAAAGTACCAGTAATTGGTAATTTTGTATCCGACTATATTAGAACAAATAATATCAACATTAAATTTCTTAATTCTTGTACCACAGGGTTTTCAGGTGTTAGAACTCGAGACCAAGTTATAATTTGTGCCCCATCACAAATGTCAACTATAGGTGACTTTCTTTATACAATATTCCATGAGATTAGACACGAACATCAAATTCGTGATATGAAAATGCCAAACCCATTAACCGAATTCGACTTGGAAGATTTCGAAGCTCTCGCCGACAAATATTGGGAAATGGAATTAGATGCGGATAAGTTTGCTAAGCATATGGTTGCCAAAATTGTTATTAAATCAGGAATACCAATCGAAGTGGCAAAAAGATTATTCTCGTTGTCTCCTTATATTGAAAAATACCCGTCAATGTCAAACATGATTAGAAGTCATTTGTCTCAAATTGTAAACGGAATTAAACAAATAAAAAAATCGGGGGCCGAATATGAAGATATCCAAGACCACCCGATGGTTAAACGTTATATTGATAAGTTAGAAGATTTTATCTAACGTATCTTTGCATTGGGTCGTACTTAACAGACTCCTTGTAATGTAGTTTATAACCTAATTCCGAAATCATCTTTCTTCCCATATCAATCCCGTTGAATACGTCTTCAATTACAACATATTCATTTCTTGTATGGTAATCGTAATATCCTATTGAAAAGTTAATACAAGAAAAATCAAATTTATTTCTTAAAGCATAAACGTCAGTGTATGGGTGAACCATGTATTGCATACTTTCATTCACCATACCTTCAGTTAATACCTTGTCAATTTTTTCAAAGAATTCACTGTCTCTGTCAAACAATACTTGACCGAAACATTTTTCAGTAATCATCCAGTTTTCAGGTGCGTCAAATTGAATACCGTACCCAACGTTCTCGAAAAAAGATTCATCGGCTTTTCTTGAGCCGTGACAACCAGTTTCTTCTGAAACAAAGAATGATGCCTTTAAGTAAGGTAATTCTTTAAGTAATGTTAGACACGCAAAAACACCACATTTGTCATCACCACCAATACCTGTCGGCATACCATGTAAATTATACGCCTTTAAAGCGTCTTTAATTTCACCTTGGGCGTTAGGTAATTGTTCTTCACGGACAAGGATAGTATCAATGTCGTGTACGGTATCGGTGTGAGCAATCACACACGGGAAATGAAAATCTTCTGGTAATTCAGGTGTTTCTTGTTTCGTAGCGTAAACATTTTTATGTTCATCTACGTAGTGTTCGATGTTGTTCTCCGTTAACCAATTAACGAGAAATTCGACCATAAGGTCCTCTTTGTATGTTTTACTTGGAACGCTGAGTACCTCTTTTAGTAAGTCTATATTTTGTGTCATAGCACAAAGATAAACAATTAATACATATCATCCAACTTAAATAATGAAGGTTGGTGTAAAAATTGGGTAAAATTCTCTTCGTCCATTGCAATATCTTTAAGTGATTGAGTTTCTCTATCTTTAACTCTTAACTGCACGGTCATCTTTGTAGGGTCAAAATCTTGAACTGCAAATATAATATCTTTGTCTTTAGGAGTTTCGTACCATGTTTTCATTTTAAATTTATTTAAAACGCGGGCTCTAAATTCGATATAATCTTTAATGGTATATTCAGAATCACTATCCTCATCCATCTTTTCTATTATTTTTTCAAATTGATTTTCAACTGTTCTATTAAATGACTCCTTGTCAAATTTACTATCGTCTCTATATTCGTAATTATTTTCGTACCAACCACCGACATTACTACCCAATTTATTTGAGATAATTTTCGTAACCATTTCCTGAGCACTTGAATTGAATAGGTTCAGTTGTAACGACTCTGAGAATAAATCCGCCAAAGTAATTGTGGCTTCGTCCATATCATAACTAAGGTCAACACCCATCTCATCTAATTTATCGTCAAACTCGGATTTAATAGATTCTTTAGCAACTTGATTCATTTCATTGTCTTTTTCTATAGAGTAGTCACTAAGTATGTAATCAATTTCCCTTGGGAAAATATCTGACATTAATCCATGTAATTTTTTTCTATATTCGTCGTCATCAAGATTAACTTCTTCATTAGATATCAGTCTTCCCGCAATTCCTTTAAGGGTTTGGGTATTTTCCTCATTCAAGTCGTATTCAAAAACATATCCTTCGTTGAAGTCCTCATGTATGGTGTAACTATCGGTAAATTCATACCCATTACCGTAAGATGACATTACAACATCTCTAAACCATGCATCATCAGTACTTAATCCAATTTCTTCTAAAAACTTTTCTTTTTCGCCTAACTTAATGGTGATTAATGATTGACCTAATGGGTTTCTAACACGAATATCTTCAATGGTGTTATCCATCCCATATAAATCATTTGTTGTAATTTTACCTTTTGAGAAATTTCTGAGAGCAAGTAACGTATTACTATCATTTTCGACCTCATCTGTCTGTTCCGTTAAAATGACTTTCTTTACCAAACGTATAAGGTCCGATTCCGTTAATTTTATTACCCTCATTAAAGTTTTTTTAAATAAATATCTTTTCTGTTTGGATTATACATATTTATTCATATCTTTGTACTCACAAACAACGAGATATGTTTGTTTCTTTGAAATTATGGGGATGACACGGCAATTGATTGGTATGTAATTGCTTAGGTGGCACGTCGGAGCTGAATTAACTCCGTTATCAACTGGTTTAAAACAATTAAATGGCAATACTTTTGCTAAGCTTTCTGCTTTAGGTTTAACTAGAGAAGAAGCTGTTGTTACTATCTAAGATAGGGAACAACACACTCGGGTCGGTTAGGACATACACCCAGGAACAGAAGTCCAACATACGGGTGACAGGTTAGAGCTCGTTTAAAATAACTCTAAGACCAAGTTGTTTGCAGGTAGGTTTCTCACATACATCAGACCTGATATTTTGGAACATTGAGAACCAATGTTATACTAAACGTGTAGTCACTTACGTTATTCGTAAACAAGACGAGGGTTCGAATCCCTCCATCTCCACCATTTAACTAAAACCTTCACACATTGTGAGGGTTTTTTTATGCTCACTCCTTAATTTAATAATTTCATAATATAATGTTAATTCACTTATTGAAACGGTGTTGTAGTTATTGGGGAACTAATTTAAATAACTTTATGAAATCATTTTTTCTATTTTTGCTACTAATCCCAATTTTAGCCATTGGACAAATAAATGTAACTGGTGTTACAAAATCTAAAACCGAGAACATATATTTTTCTCACATCAATTTTAAACACTCCGATGGAACATCCTACTCCACCGTATCAAACGAAAAATCCGAATACAAAGTAAAAATAAAACCTGGATTATATAATGTTACTGCATCGTATATGGGGTATTCTAAATTCTCAAAAGAAATAAACATAACATCTGATGTAATCTTAGATATTATATTTGAAGAGAGTGATACTCAATTATCTGAAGTTATAATACGAGCAACACCACAAAAAGTAACTGAAGTCGCGGTTGTTAGGTCAATACGAAATAGTAACGTAGTATCTGACGGTATCTCAACCGAATTCATTAAAAAAACTCCTGATAGAAATTTAGGAGACGCTCTTAAAAGAGTAAGTGGTGTTACAATTCAAAATGACAAGTTTGTCTTAGTAAGAGGACTTGCCGATAGATATAATTCAGCATTATTAAATAAAACCCCATTACCATCAACTGAACCAGATAGAAGAGCGTTTTCTTTTGATATAATTCCAACATCTTTAATCGATAATATTATAGTTGCTAAGTCTTCATCGGCAAATTTACCAGGAGATTGGAGTGGTGGTCTTGTTCAAGTTACAACAAAAGAAGTATCTGATAATTTTTTCAATGTCTCATTGGGAAGTGGTTGGGGTTCGGTATCAACTTTTGAAAATTTTAAGTTAGTTCAACCTACCAAATTCCCTTCCTCTTTCCCATCAACGTACAGATATCGAATCAGTAGTAATGGTGATAAAAGAGCATTTACCAAACTAATTGGTAATCCGTCAGAATCATCATTTGAGTCAATTCCAAATCTTAATGGAGGTCTTTCATTTGGATATACTAAAGGTAAGTTTAACTCTTTATTTAGTTCCACTATTAGAAACTCATATACTCTAAATTATATTGATAGAACAGATTACCAATCATCTACAGAATTGGCATATTCGTACAGAGACACATTATTTACAAGAAGATTATCAACAAATGGATTACTTAATTTAACATATTTGGGAGATAACCGATATAGTTGGAAAACCTTGGTAAACTACCAAACAGAAAATTCATTTTTAACTCGTAATGGTGACAACTTTGATAACGTTCAAAACGTTCGTAGTACCGCATCAAATAACATCAATAACTTTATAATTAATTCTCAATTAGACGGTAAAATAAAAACGTTTAATTTTAACGTTGGGTACAATTATATGTTCAGAGAACAACCTGACTACAGAATAAATCCAATCACAAAATCATTAGGTATTAACGAACCGTATCAAACCGCATGGAGAGACACATATCGTTTTTGGAGTGTAATGGATGAAAACTCTATTAATGGTAATGTCAATAAAGAGATTGGTAAGATAAAAGTCGGTGGTGGTTATTTAAAACGATTTAGAGGATTTAATGCTAGAATATTTCGTTACCAATCTACCGATATGTTAGACGAGATAACAAACAATACCGACAGATACACCGCTGACTTTGATTTAGGTTCATTGTATTCAATGTACGAAGACGAATTTGGTAAATGGAAAATCAACACAGGTATTAGAAGTGAATACAATATTTTTGAGGTTCAAACCGCAGATTTTAGTGGACAAAAAGTGAATGTGAACAGACAGTATTTAGATTTCCTACCGTCACTTAATCTTTCATATAATGAAGATAAAACAAAATACAGATTTTCAATTAGTAAGACATTATCAAGACCTGAGTTTAGAGAAGTTGCAAATTTCGCATATTACGATTTTGTTAGAAACGCTCAAATTTTAGGTAATTCAAAATTGGAAAAAACAGACATATATAACTTAGATTTAAAATATGAATTCTATCCAAAATCAGGTGAAAACATATCAGTTTCTTTATTTGGAAAAAACTTTATTAGACCAATAGAACAGATTGTTGCCGATGGTTCTGTACCATCAAACTTACTACTAACCTATACTAATCCAAATTCAGCTATTCTATACGGTGTTGAAATGGAGGTTCGTAAAAAAATAACTGATTGGTTTGACGTTTACACAAATGTTTCTTTAATGAATTCTGAGGTAAAAGTGAACGGTGTGAAAAGACAATTACAAGGACAATCAAATTATGTGTTAAATAGTGGTGTGAATATTCATAAAAAGAATGAAACACTCAATATAACATATAACAGAGTTGGAGATAGAATATCCGCAGTGGGATTTCAAGGTTATCCTGACATATTCGAAAACAGTAGAGATGTGTTAGATATAACCTTTTTACATAAACTTCCGAAAGGAGAATTAAAATTGGCAATAGGTGATGTCTTTGCTCAGTCATCCATCTTTTACCAAAAAGTACAAAACAGAAATCTAATAAACACAAATAACGAGCAAACAATTTCATTAACATTAAATTTAAATTTATGAAAAAATTATTAGGACTTATTTTAGCATTATCATTATTTGGATGCGAAAAAGATTTAGGAGGCGGTGAAGACGGGCCAATTAACATTCCGACATCAACCACTCTTTCAGGAAACATTAACGCAACTACAACTTTAACTTCAGACAAAGTTTGGACATTAAAAGGGTATGTGTATGTGACCGATGGAGCAAAACTTATTATCCAACCAGGAACAACAATTATTTCCGACATTGGTGAAAAAGGGGCATTGTGTATTGAAAGAGGTGCTCAGATTATTGCTGAAGGAACTGCATTAAAACCAATCGTTTTTACATCAGGCAGACCTGTAGGTGAAAGACAACCTGGTGACTGGGGTGGTATTGTAATTTTAGGAAGAGCAAAAACTAACAGGACATCAGAACCAACAATTGAAGGAGGTATTGGTAGACCTTACGGTGGAACAAATGACTCTGACAATAGCGGTGTTTTGAAATATGTAAGAATAGAATACGCAGGAATCGCATCAATGCCGAATTCTGAAATCAACGCACTTACTTTAGGTGGTGTAGGAAGCGGAACAATTCTTGAAAACATTCAAACAATTTACGCTAATGATGACGCGTTTGAATTTTTTGGAGGAACTGTAAACGGTAAAAATCTTTACGCATTTGCAACCGCAGACGATGATTACGATTTTGATTTTGGTTATAATGGAACTATAATAAACAGTGTTTCAAAGAGAGACCCACAATTCGTAGATAGTGGAGACGCAGGAAATGGTGTAGAATGTGATAACGATGGAACAGGTTCATCGGCACAACCTTTCACACATCCTAAATTAAGTGGTATGATTTTAATTGGACCGTTTGATGTGTCATCACTATCAAACCATAATTTAGGTTTAAGATGGAGACGTGCAACACAGTTTACCATAACAAACTCAAAGATATTAGGTTATCAAAAAGGTTCATTTTCTATTGAAAGTAATGAGACCGCTCAATCATATAGAGATGGAGTATCTAAATTTCAAAATAATGAAGTTCAATCGTTTGACCCATTATTAAATTTTAAGTCAACCTCAACAGTGTTTACCGCACTACAAATGAAAGAAAAATCTTTAAGTGAAGGTAATCTTGAGAAAAATTATACAAGAGCAGAATTAGAAATACTTTCTAAACCAATATGGACTAACGGATGGACAAGGTTTCCATCAAGAGGAAATTAATATGAACCCTCACTTCGGTGGGGGTTTTTTATTGCCAAAAATTTACTATCATTAAAGAATGAATATAACAAAATTAATAATTGCAACCCTATTAATGATATTAGGTCAGATAGGTTCTTTTTTGCAATTACAGGGGGGAATTAAGTTCGGGTGGTACGAAAAATATTTATGGGTTATTTTATTATGTAGTATACCAATAAGTTACATTTATATTAAAGCTGTAAACTTATACGTCGACGCATTTGAAGGTCAAATATGGCCAAGTAGGTTAATAGGATTTGCACTCGGCATTATGGTCTTTACCATGTTATCAAGTTTTTTATTTAAAGAAGAAATAACTCTTAAAACAGGTATATGTCTTGGTTTATCGGTTTCCATTGTTGCAATTCAATTGTTTTGGAAATAATGGGTATTTATCTATATGAAATTCATAGGTATTTTATTAAAGGAGGGTCGTAAAGAAGATTTAAAGAAAAAATATTCTACAAAGTTCAATGAACAAGATTTAGAATTTATTTTGAATATTTCCGATTTAAAAGATTTCAACCACAAATACACCGATTTTGTATTAAAAAATACAGATGGCGATGGTGAATTAGATACTGATGAATTAGAACACCTTGTAGACCTCATAAAAGATTTTGATAAGTATCAATCTCAATTTCCCAAAAAAGATATAAATCAATACGTATCATTAAATGAACTTGAAAAACTAATTCTTTATGTTAGAGCGAAAAATAAAGAAAAGGAATTAGAGAAACAAGCGGATAAAATTTACGAAGACGATAAGTTCCTTGTAATAAAACCAAAAACTGAAGAATCTTCTTGTAAGTACGGTTCAAATACAAAATGGTGTGTAACATCTAAAGGGTCAGGTCATTTTGGTAGATATACCGCAGGTCGTCAAGGTTTATATTTCATTATTAACAAATCCAAGTCCACAAATAAAAACTATTCAAAGGTTGCAATCCATTTTGATGATGGAGGCCAAGAAAGATATTGGGACACTCAGGATTCGCCAATGAGTCAAAGGGAAATAGATGTGTTTGAATACGCATTTCCTGAAATGATTGAGGCAATCAAAAACAATTATAATCAATTTGCAGGCTCAATGGCCGATAGGTTTTTAACCGAAACTTTTAACAGTCTCGGAGAAAACGACAGAGAGTATAGAAGGTATTTGAACACAAATTTCAGTTTATCAGTATATGTTAGAGGTTTTCAAAATATACCTGATTTAGGATTTGGTCATTCAGAAGGTATTTTATCTATATCATTAATTTCGGATGAAGAAAACAGATTAATTGATGAATATCAAATGTACATCACATACAAATCTGAGAAAGAAAATAAATTTTCGGCTAGTATAGGATTTGCAGGGACCGATGAAGTATCTGGTGATTATTTCGAAGACCTCGGTCTTGAAAATTCAGGAATTGATACAACTTACGAATTATCTACAACACCTGCATGGACCGCCGAAGGTGTTAGAAGACATATTGTAACTTGGGTTTTAGACCACGTTAAAAATAATCCCAAACTTTCACAACAACTTTTAGGAACCTCGCAAGTTTGGAATCCAAACAGAAGCAGCTACGGATATACTTTTAGTAAGAACAAAGGTCTTATCAAAAAACTTGTTGATTATTTAGACGAAGGCACTATCGGAACAAAATTAGATTTCTTAGAGTCTATAGGAAAACTTAAATCCAAAACTATCGACGGTAAAAAATATTACTCAAAAAACAATAATTTTTTACCATCGTCTCAATGGAGAGGGTATTTCTCATCTTTCTTTGCATCAGCAAAATTAGCAGGAATTTTAAATTACAGAAAAATAGGTAAAGATTATTTCTTAATCAAAGGACCTAATTTTGAGGCATTCAAAGAAGGTCAACTTAAATCCCTTTAACGTTTAGATAATCTGCGAAAGTAGATATATAACCCAAAAAACAATCCCGCAATACAATACAAGACGAAGTTCGCCTTCCATAAACTTCCTGTCAGTAATATTAGGGAATACTGAACGGCATCGAATCCAAAAGGATTGAAGAATAGCGCGAGCATTAAAAATACCTGCGATAGGTTGTCTTGGAGGGTCTTTCTCCACGTTTTGATTCTTTTCACCATCTTCCATATTTCGGTATTTAATTTTTATGTTTGTAAACGTTGTTTTTCATATAAATATCTTATCTTTGCATTATGGAAATACCTAAAAACAAAGAGGACTTCAAAGCTTGGGTTAAGTTAAATACTGAAACCAAAGAGGAGAGAGCTGCCCGTATAAAAGAGTGGTGGATGACCTTAAAACCGTTCAAGGATAAATACGATGTTCCAACCCTACCAAGAGTAGACAAACAAGAATGGGAAGAATTTTATGTACCTAAATTAATTGGCGCAGGAGCAATCCCTAAGAAAAATTTGGTTGTTGGTGAGTACTATATTGGAAACCATAGATGTACAGGAATTGCGAGATGGAATGGTGAAGTGTTTGAATATTGGAAATGGGAGTTTTTTCCTATGGAAGATGAGTGTAACCATTTTGAAGATGATGACGGATTCGCGTTATTTGTACCAATAGGTATCGGTACCAAAGAAGAATTCGATAAATACAATTACGAAAATTGGAAGAGAGAAAAAGATGGCAAAGTGCAATAGACATGTGGACACTAATAACAATGAGTGGTGTTGGAAATGTCAAGAACTAACCGACAACGAAAGATTCGAATCAATTAAATCCTTAAACAAATTACAAGAAATTAAATTCGAGGATATCTTTAATGACGAAAAAAGAGAAAGTGTTAAACAGTTCATTTTAGAACACAAACAAAAACAAAAATGAAAGTAATATTTTTAGATAATGACGGAGTAATTTGTTTATCCTCTAATTGGGGAGGTCGTTCCAAAAAATGGGCAAAATATCGTTCTGCAAATCCCGAAACAAGTAAACAACTTAGTGACGCACCTGTTGAAGTTAGATTTGACGATTTTGATAAAAAGGCGGTTAAGATTCTAAACGAAATCTTAGAGCAAACAGGAGCCGAAATCGTCGTATCTTCTGATTGGAGACTACATGCAACTTTAGAAGAAATCGGTGAATATTATACATCTCAAGGGATATTAAAAAAACCTGTTGGTTTTACTAAATTATTAGGTCAATTTGATGACCCTGAAAACTTCGTATGGTCTCGTCAGTGGAGACTAGAACAGTCGAGGTCATTGGAGATACTTCAATATCTTAAAGACCATCCTGAGGTCACAGAATGGGTTGCCGTGGATGATTTAAACATGGGTATTCCACAGGTTCACGAGAGTTGGGGAGAGATGGAGATGGATTGGGGTTTAACCAATTTTGTTTTAACCCCAAAAAGTACTGAAGGAATCAAACAGTCGGGGATAAAAGAAAAGGTAATCAAGTATTTAATGTAATGGGACAAGTAGATATTAAAAGGTTAATAGAAGAAAGAGGACCTACAGGAAAATTAGAAGGGAACGCTCCTGAAGGATTTGTTTTGATTCATGAAGACACATTAGAAGAATTGAAAGATTTTGAGGTTTGGAAAGAATGGAAACATAACCAAATTTCTATTAGAGAATTAAACAATAAACACTTTGTTAAAGTATAAAAATCTGTTACATTTGTAACACAGTTAAAGGCGTTGGGTGTATGTGAATTTGAATCGAGGTAGAACTCGACAAGGTAAACCATAAGACCTTAACGTATGGTGGTCAAACTATTGTAGTTGTCTGCAGCGACGAACGGAAGTGCACTCTCAGGGGATACCCCAATAGTCCCTGACCACCTTTTTTTATTTTTTAAATTATGAAAAAACAATTATTAAGAAGAAAAGAATCCAAACTTGGTGGAGTTTGTGGAGGATTAGGGGATTATTTTGGAATTGACGAAGTTATATTTCGTGTTCTTTTTTTAGTCGGTATTTTCACCCCAATGCCAGCAATTTTTATATATCTTTTACTTTGGGCTATAATTCCAAAAGAACCGAAATTTTAATATGAAGAAAGTAGTTAAAAACCCAACCTTATTTGTTGACATCGATGGTACCTTAGTTAAGTACAGAAAGTTCAGTGAACTCGCTGAGTCAACATTAACTCCAATCCAAGATGTAATTGATTTTGTGAATAGTCATTTTGATTCAGGTTCAGTAATTATCATTACAACCGCAAGACCTGAAACTTACAGAGAATTTACGGAGAACGAATTAGGTACTCTTGGAATTAAGTATAATCAGATAGTTATGAATTGTGGTAGAGGAACAAGAGTTGTTTTAAACGATATTGACCCTGATAAGCCAGAACTACCAAGAGCTATTGGTATAAACTTAGAAAGAGACGGTGGATTAAGAGAAATCGAAATTCCATCGTACATTAGTCCTTATGAATCAGATTAAAGTTTCCGCCAAACGACATTTGGCAAAAACAATTAGTTACAGAATAATCAGCACCTTAGTTGGATTTTTAATCATGTGGTGGGTAACAGGTAGTGTAACATTTGGAGCGGCGTTTGGAGCTGCCGAGTTATTAATTAAACCCGCGTTATATTATCTACACGAAAGATTTTGGTATAGATATTTGAAATTTGGTTTAGTTGAAATTAAACCGACTAAAAAACCAAAACCTGTTAAAGAAGAAGAATCAACGTTACTAAAGGGTTTACCTGAAGAAACTCAGGTTAAAATTAAAAGACTTACGTATACAAAGAAGGCCAACTAATCGTTGGTCTTTTTTTGTTTAACTCAGGTATTTATTAATACATGAAAGTAAATAAAGACATATTATCGATATACGAAGAAATCCTTACTAATAATAGAAATATCATTAGCGAATTAGAGTTAGTACAACTCAACGATACCAATTATAGTAATCTTAAGTATGATAACGATGGAACTCAGTATGACTCAGTTAACAAACCTTTGTTAGACGATATAAATGCTGCTTCTAAAGCAGCGGGGATTACAACAACAATTACTACAGCATCCACAGGTCACCCATCAAATACCGTTACAGGAAATCCTAGTAGACACACAAAAAAAACAGCCGTAGATATCGCAGTACTAAATGGTATTGGTTCGGGAGGAGCCACCAATTCAGCAAATGGTAATTCTGAATTTAGGTCTTTAGGTAACAAATTAAAAGATGCGTTAGTATCTATGGGATACACACTAAACACCGAATCAGGAAACGATAAAGCCGTGTTGTGGCAAACCAATACAGGTGGTAACCACTATAATCACTTACACGTGTCAAATAATTCAGGAGAGTCAGGTGGAGCACCTACGACAACAGGAGATAATGCCAGTCAAACCGCTTATAACGCAGCATCGGCAGGTGCGTCAGCCTCAAAATCGGACTCGGTATTTGATGCCGCAGGAGTTCCTAAAGACGATTTCTTAAGTCAAATGGGTAAATCAATCGCCAGTAAATTCCTTAAAACAGAGGGAAAGATTAATGAACAAAAAAGTTTTGGTAATGACGTTAGTAATCGATATGGAAGAATTGTAATTCCAAAAGATACTAACCCAAAAATTAAAAGCCCAATTTCAGGAGTTGTTTTTAATAAGAAATATTCTTCAGGATGTCTTAATCAAATAACAATTAAAAATGAAGATGATAAAAAGTTTTACCTTCAATTTTGTGGTATTAGTACACCATTAGTTAGAGATGGTCAAACTATCTCAAGAGGAGATGTTATTGGTAGAACTGACTCTGATGTTGACGTATCAATGTTTGATAGTTCTTGGAATATTATCCCGATTGGTTCTGAAGGGATTAAATCCGCTTCACCTAAAAAAGGTAAAAATTCAGATGACACTGAAAAGAAAGATAAATCAAGATATAGGTCATCTGTCTTTGATAGTGATAGAACACCAAAAGACAATATCACATCAATGGTATCTTCTTTACCTGCAAAAGCGATTGATAGGGTTTTTGGTGATAGATATGATAAGTCAGGAAATATGACTCAGAAAAGGTGGGGAGGGGTTGCAGATAAAAGACCTGTAGACCCATGGGTATTAGATTTTATTAAAGACCCTTTTGGTAGAAAAAGAGTTACCGAAAATATCGAAAAAATTAAAAAGTTGTTATAATAAAAAAACCCATCGTATGATGGGTTTTTAAGTTTTGAATAGAAATATAATTATTTTACTTCTACTGCAGTTGCTTCAGTTTTTGTAGAGTCTACAGACACTGCGGCTGAATCCACTTTTACTGAATCTACTGCGACTGCAGTTGAGTCAGAGTTAACTTCAGTTGATTTTCCGTTACCACAAGATGATAACACTGCGATTGACGCGATTGCAAAAATTGCTAATACTTTTTTCATGTTTTTTTTTTCTTTGTTTGTTTATTAATTAATAGATTATAAATATAGGAAGGTTATTCGATTATGTCAACTTTTCAGATATTTTTTTCTGCGGAGAGTGAGGGGCTCGAACCCTCGCGGCTTTAACACCCTACTTGTTTAGCAAACAAGCCCCTTCACCAACTTGGGTAACTCTCCAACACATTACAATAATTGTAAAAGGTAATAAGATAATTTATATCCTGCAAATGCGCCTAATGCTGATGGTATTGGGAACACTATCATTCGTCCCAAATCTGTTACATATTTGGGACGGTTAACTATCTTACCCATAAAAAAGTAATACGCCAGATAACCTAATAACACCGCAAAATCCGCTCTTGTTGCAATAAACACAACAATAGTCGCACCAATAAACCCAAAAGTAAAATTATCCCTAACCCCTTCCCAAATTTCTGAAGTAGTGGCGTTTTTATACTCTTTTACAATTTTCTTAAACTTGGCTCTATTGCCAGTTTTGTTTTTAATTTCATTTTCCATTGTTGGAATAGATGGACTCGAACCATCAACCTCCCGCGTATCAGGCGGACGCTCTAACCAATTGAGCTATATTCCATTATTTGTACAAAGATAGTCATTTTGTACCATAAAAAAAATTCCCCTAACTTTTAAATTAGAGGAATTCAATATTAGATTTCGACAGTATCTTATTTTAAGAATCTTAACTTATATACTGTGGAGAATATTAATTCCTGAACCGTATCAATTTGGTTTTGAATGAACGATTCTTTAACTTCTTTTCTAGATTTCTCAATCATAGTATCTAATGATTTGAAATAATTAATTACTTGCTCAGAACTCTTATAGTCCTCAGTTTTAACTGAATCATAATTTTTAATAACATCGTACTTACCTTGATAACTTTCGATAATACCGTCCACTAATGCATCAATTCCTTCATAGTATTTTTGTAATGCTTTATGTTCAGAATATGACTTAGTCTGTAAATGAAAGATGTGTACCTGAGTTTGAGAATGTAATAGTGCTGACACCATATTCTTAAATCCTGAGTTACCTTTAGTTTCAGACTTATTTTCCTGTTCATTCAGGTGCATTACCTTGAATAGTTGCTCTTTTGTTAATGTTACTTTTTCCATACTAATAAATAGTCAATATGGGTAAAAAATTGCGGAAGGAGTAGGATTCGAACCCACGGTACCTTGCAGTACTTCAGTTTTCAAGACTGACGCAATAGACCAACTCTGCCATCCTTCCGTAATAAGTGTTTTGGTCAACCACTCGCATCCCACCAATCTATTGTATCAAACTTTCTGTAGTCCAAACGATTAAATCTCCTACTACTCATTCTCAACTCACTTGCCTAAGCCTTGTCCGTTGTAAACACTTTGGGTGACTAACGGGAATCGAACCCGTGACAACTTGGACCACAACCAAGCGCTCTGCCAACTGAGCTATAGCCACCATATGTTGCGTGTTTGGGGTTTGAACCCAATTGACCATCCTTATGAGAGATAGTTCTTTTCCTCTAAGCCACGCAGTTTAGAGGTTCTATTAGGATTCGAACCTAAACTCCGAAATCCGTAGTTTCGTGTGCTATCCGTTACACCATAAAACCCTAATCGCGGTCATTGTCCCATTTGACAATAATCATCAAAATAACCCATACTAATAAAAACCACATATTTTTTTCCATTTTATTTAGTTACCCGAGCTGGATTCGAACCAACCCTAAATGCACCAAAAACATTTGTGCTACCGCTACACCATCGGGCAATATTGTGGACCAGCCTGGGCTCGAACCAGGGACCTATTCATTATGAGTGAAGTGCTCTAACCAACTGAGCTACAAGTCCAAAATGTGGGAGTAGTAGGACTCGAACCTACGAACTCTAAAGAGGGAAGATTTACAGTCTTCTGCAATTGCCGCTATGCGATACTCCCAAATAAGGAAAGGAGAAGATGGTTCCGTGGACGACTCCTTTTATGATTGGCATTACTGATGTTAGTTTAAACTCCGACGATGTCTTATTCCAACCACTAACAGGTTTTACATCATCATTCCCCAATCAACCTTTAGCACGCATGAAAGGATTCGAACCTCTGACACATAGTTTTGGAGACTACTGCTCTACCAACTGAGCTACACACGTATTATTTTTTTACAATTCCAGCTTTAATAAGAAACTTACGAGCAGATTTCTTATTCTTACAAGCTTTTTTTGTTGTCATTCTAATGGCTTTAACCATTTTGTCAATTTCTTTCTTTGTCATGAGGTCGGTACAGGATTCGAACCTGTGTAGATAGTTTTGCAGACTACCGCCTAAACCACTCGGCCAACCGACCCTTTTGTTTTACAAATTTAACCTAAATTATTGGGATAATATAATAATGTTGGGTTCTTTTTTTGAATATCAACCTCGGGATATCTTTCTTTAAATTTCATTACATTAAAAGGTTGAGTTATGATATGGAATCCACTTCTTGTCTTAATAAAAGTCATTCCTTGGTCTTTTCCTACCTCTTTTTGTAACTCGTTTATATATTCTCTCAATGACACCTGATATGGGTCATGATTGAATCCGTCCATCGATACATTATCAATATCAATAATCCATCTTTTCTCCTGAGTCTTAATCTGTCCCAC